ATCTTTCCAATTTTTCTGTTCTTTTTTTTTTTTTTAATAATATTTATATGACTCTTCTTTATTTTTATATAAATTTAGGTAATACGTTTGGTGGAGTATATCCTTGTATAACTTGTTTTCTAATTAAATTATCAAAATATTTTTCTACTTTATATATAGTTTCAATCGCTTTATCTTCATTCTTAAATCCTAGACCTTTTAATTTAGTTTTAGGAGTTTCATCAGTATACAAATTCATATTTATTATATATATATTAAATAAATTTACCAAAAATGATTATTGTTTGATTGAAAATTTAGTATTTTTTCTGGTTTATCATTATTTTTATAATTGATTATTATTCCTCTATAATTATGAATTATTGATACTTTATATATATTACAAATCAAAATTAAAAATGGGTCACATACTGAACAATCGTATCCATTATTTATTTTTTTATCATCAAATTCTCTAATATGAACGTAATTTTCTTCTAGTTGTTTATCACTTAAACCGGTGTCGTTCCATAAAATATTAGTATTTTTATTATTTTTACTTTTTAAATTTATTATAAATGTTTCATTAGAATCTTTTATATTTAATTTATTACGTAATGCATCCCAAAAACAAGTCATCTATATAAATTATCCATAAAAAATTTAATAAATGAAATTTAAATTTCATTACCATCCGCTTATGTATTATATACATTTTTAGAATTAATAAATCATTTAAAATTAAATAGTATTAATTCAATTAAATGGATATATTTATATTTCGAAGAGATTTAAGATTACAAGATAATGTAGGAATTAATAATCTTATTAGAAATAATAGTAAGATATTACCTATATTTATATATGATAAAAAACAAATAGATAGAGAAAATAATGGATACTTTTCTGATAAATGTGTGCAATTTTTAGCAGAATCTCTTTATAGTTTAAAAAAAAACATAGAAGAAAATAATGGTAAATTATTTTTTTTTTATGGAGATACTTTAAAAATTATTGATAATCTAATAAAAAATAATGCAATAAATAGTATTAATTTTAATGAAGATTACTCTATTTTCAGTGTTACAAGAGATAAAAAAATTTACGACTTATGTCAAAAAAATAACTTAGAATGTAATATTTCTATGGATATTCTCCTATATAATTTTAAAAATATACGTACGAAATCAGGAAATCCATATAAAAAATTTAAATGGTTTCATACTCAAACACTGAATTTGAATGTTAATTTACCTGAAGATTTACATAAAAACGCATTATTTGAAAAAAATATTTTTTTAAAAAAAAAAAATTATTCTTGTGAATATGAATTAATATATGAAAAATATGATAATAATGATAATATTATAGTGAAAGGTGGACGAGAAAATGGTATTAAATTAATGAACAATAATATTAAGAATCTTAATAAATATAATGAAATACGATCATTTCCAATATATAATAAGACTAATACGACATCTTTTATGTCGGCATACAATAAGTTTGGATGTATTTCTATCAGAGAGTTATATTATCATATAATGAATGTATTAGGAGACAATGGTTTTGAATTAATTAGACAAATTGTTTGGAGAGATTTTTATTATAATATTGTCTATAATTATTCTGAAACATTTGAAGGAAATAAAGAATCGGATGTATATAATGTTAAATGGGAAAATAATGAAGAAAAATTTTATAAATGGTGTAATGGATTAACTGGATTTCCATTTGTAGATGCTGGAATGAGACAATTAAAACAAGAAGGATACATAAATAATAGAGTTCGTTTATGTTGTGCTAATTTATTAGTAAAAAATCTTCATATTGATTGGAGATTGGGTGAAAAATATTTTGCACAACAATTAGTAGATTATGATCCATGTCAAAATAATGGAAATTGGCAATGGGTCGCTTCTACTGGATACGAAAGTCAGGCATATTACAGATATATGAATCCAGATAAAGATATGGAAAGATACGATCCTGAATGTATATATATAAAAAAATATATTGAAGAGCTTCAAGATGAAACTATAAAAAATATAAAAAAAGGTACATATAATCAAACTTGCAAATATCCACAAAGAATCGTTGATCTAAAAGAAAGTTTAAATCAATTCAAAAATTTAGTTAATAGCTGAATTATAATAAATTGTATTTATTAATAAATACAATTTATTAATAAATACAATTTATTAATAAATATTGGTTAACTTTATTTATTTTTATACATTATCCTTCTGGATCTAGCCCTATATAAGAATTTTCTTGATCTAATTTTAAAGTATAATTATATATATCATCTCTATCTTCTAAATATTTTAAAATTATTTTTTTTAATACATCTTCTATATGTTTAAAATTTTTTTCTAAACAAAACATTAAATCCACCTCGACATTTTCACTGAGAATTTCTAATTCTCTTCCATCAATTTGTACCGTCACCTTACCATTAGACAGAGCTTTAACTGTCCCTATTTTGTTCATAATATCATCATGTCCTTTTATTATAATTACACTATCATCTATTTTCAGATCGGGAAAATTCTTTATTGTTTTTGTATGTAAACCTTGTATTATTATTTTTAATTTTTCGTCTAATATATTTAAATTCCATAATTGTAGTATAATGTATTTTGATAACTCATTTTTATAAATATTATCAATAATATCATTGTCAAAGGAATTTGATATAGATTCTACAAATTGGTCTCTTTTAAATAAATCTATATATTTTACTATAGGAATTTTATAACTAGTTTTAATGATACTCTTATTAATTATTTCGTTCATATCATTTAAAATTTCAAATTTATTCCAATACCAAAACATAAATTTTTCTGTTTCTATCAAATATTTATATTCATTAATTCTTATTATAATTAATTTTGTTTCTCCTTCTAAGTGTCTTATTTGAGAAATATTGAATCTAGTTTTACTATAAAGTATTGATAATGAAGTATATATTTTAATTTCTTTAGGTTCATTTGTTTTTAATTTATAACGAATTTCTTGATTGAATAATTCTTGATTTTCTTTATTATATTCCAATATTATAAAAGCTGGTGCTGCTGATGCTGTTGCATCTGATGCTGCTGATGCTGTTGCATCTGATGCTGCTGGTGCTGACCGGAAATGCGCTGCTGGTGCTGCTGGTGTTGTTGCATCTGGTTCTGCTGGTGCTGACCTGAAATGCGGTGCTGGTGCTGTTTCATCTGGTGCTGTTGCTTCTGGTGCCGCTCCTCCTGCATGATCGGGCACTGTTGGTGCTGTTGCATCTGGTGCTGCTGTGTCTGGTGCTTCGACCCGCTTCCATGTGAGATATCGGATCCTTGACCCCACATCATGTGGTGATTCGACCCACTCCCATGCGACACCTCTTAGGTTCTTCTTCACAAATGGCCCGCCGTCTGTCATCCAAGAATTGCCCTTGTCTACGATGACTTTTGCAATTTCACCGAGTTGTGCTTCGACCCAATACCATGTGACACCTTCCTTATTCTTCTTCAAAAATGGCGTGCTGTCTGTCCTCCAAGAATTGCCCTTGTCTACGATGACTTTTGCAATTTTGAGATATCGGATCGTTGACCCCACACTATGTGGTTCTTTGACCCACTCCCATGTGACACCTTCTAGTTTCTTCTTCACAGATGACCCGTCGTCTGTCATCCAAAAATTGCCCTTGTTTTCGATGACTTGTGCAGTACCACCGAGATATTGGATCCTTGACCCCACACCATGTACTGACACTGGTGCTGGTGCAGCAGATTTAGAGGAAATTTCTATAGGTATAGGTATAGGTATTAATATTAATTGGTTAGATTTATAATTATCTATTTTAATTTCACCCTGCATGACTTCGACATTATTACAAATATAATCTATACGATGATTTAACTTATGAAAAGTATTATAATCATAAACTTTAAATTTTTGTTTTATTACACCCCCGTTCTTAATTATAGCTATATAACTACATGAGTTATCGTCACTTTGGAAAGTTAGTGACTCGTTTACATCATTTTCAAGATTAAATACACACTCATTATAATTCCATATATTATTCATTAAAATAATTAAATTTTCTGTATCATTTTCATTATTTATTAATTGTTCTCTGGCATATGAATTAATATTTATTTTTTCTAAATCAATTAATTTTAATTCACTGTCAATGGCTTTATTACGAGTTACTTGATTTAGCTTTTCAACGATTCTTTCAACTTGAACTTCAGTTTCAGTTGCAACTTGAGTTTCAGTTGCAACTTCTACAGATGAATTATTAGTTTCATAATAAATTTGAGTTAATTGGTCATCTTTCATAGCTTTAATATGCTTGAATGTTCTATCTATTATAGGTATTTCTTCTTCTTTGTATTTATCAGTCATATTATTTAAAATTTTATTAGCAATATGTTCCGGTTTTATATCATCTAAAAATCTTGGTAAATTAGGCGTTTCATCATAACATTGATATAATCGCTTTACATAATATTTAAATACTTGAATTATCAATTTATCTATAGATTGTTCCTTATTCTCATTTTCAATGAGTCTTAATCTTCTATATATTTCTTTTTTATCAAAACGATTATCACCAACATAGATTATATCCATAGTAGTTCCTATATTCAAATGTCTACATCTAAATATAGATTGAGCCATTCTTGTATAACTGGTTTTCTCATCTAAAATTATAATACCTTTCATATTTTTAGGCTGTATAATATCTTTTCCTACGGTATTTCTTTGATTATAATAAGCAAAAAATTCTGTACTACTAAATAATTCTTTATTATATGAGTTGTTGAATGTTTTATCATGTTTATTAAAATACACAGTTTTATTGGAATCATCGTCAAAATAATGATAATGTGATTTCGTTGATATATTTGATATTTTATCTATAATTTCTTTATTAGTATAATCGCGTAAATACGCACAACAATCAATCAATACATTATAATCTTTAACTATTTCTAAAATTTCTGTTAACTTCATTTCATTATTGTCGAAATTTCTTAAATAAAAAACCTCATCCTTATTACTATTAAAAAATGCTACACCAACATTAATTAATTCATCGTAATCATTTACTATATTTCTAAATAGGTGTTTAGCTTTACTATCATATAGCTTATTGTCTGATGGAGGAGCTGATGTAGATGGTTGGGTAGAGGTAGATGGCTGGGTAGAGGTCGATGGCTGGGTAGAGGAAGATGGCTGGGTAGAGGAAGATGGCTGGGTAGAGGTAGATGGTTCTGCTTGTACTCCTTTTATTGTAATTTCTGATGGAAGAATCAAATTTACAGTTCCCGTGTATCCTATTTGCCAATTGTGGTATTCATTTCCAATTAAATCAATAAATGAACAGTTTTGTACTTCATCTGATATTTCCACTTCTTGAAATGAAAAGTGTACAAGATAATAAATTAATGCGTATGCGTTAGCTTCAGCTCTATCAGTCCTTTTAATATATTTCTTAGTTTCTCCTAAATATTCATTATTTTCTTTATTAAATAATTCTTTTTCAATAATTTCATTGTGTAAATCAGGATAATATTTAAATATTTTATATATTTTTTTTTCTTTTATAATAACATAGTCACGATCATCTAATATATAATTATCTTCTTTATAATAAATTATTGTTAATATTAGGGTTAATAATACTGAATTAAAATTTGATTTTTCCATGGGTGTTTTTTCTAATTTATACGGTATTACCATTCTTTTATTTATATCATCCTTACTCATTCCGTAATGTACGTCTTTTATCATATTAGTACTATGTCTAAGGATATATATAGCATCATCTAACAAAATATTATACGCCTCTGTATTAAAATAACTTCCATACTGTATTTTAAAATTTGTTTTATTTTCATCAGCTTCTTTACTCGTATCATAAAAATCAATAATCAAAAATATAATACAAATAATTTGTTCATATATTAAGTTCTTCTCTATACATATGTTATTGAGAAATTTACTTTTATTTTTATATATAAAAGTACTACTATTAGGGTCGTACATGGAATCAAATTCATCATAAATATATACTTTATTAGATTTGATCTTGCAATCGATCTCGTATTCAATGTCCTCTTCCTGTACTATTCCCGTGCTGATGTGCGTGTCCTCATCATTGGTATCGTTTTCAGCCTGGACCAAACTAGTAACTTCTTCACTACCACTACCTCCAATAATATCCCTAACTGAATATTCAACTTCTGAAAAGAAATCTGAACCGTTGTCTTTATGGATGATCTGTTTTGGATCCTCTAGAACATTCCCCCCCTGAAGAATCTCATCGATTTTATGGTTATGGGCTGTCATTCTCTCACCTGGATTCGGATAAAGTGTTTTTTGATATGAGCTTTTATCAACGAGAGGAATAAGTTCTTCAGTTATAAAATTGTCAAATTCTGTATCTGCATTTATTTTTACTGAATAAACATTAATTTTTAATTCTTCATTTTTTGAATTGCGATAATTATGTTCTGTGATTTTTGAAATTTTTCCTGGTATACCTCTTTTCAATTTATTTCTTATTTTATAAATAGGTGATAATTCTACCAAATCATTCACTTTGAAGGCATCGGTCTGGAGGAGGGAGGAGGAGGAGGGAAGGCCAGCTCCAGGTATATTATATATATTATTAATGTAAAAAATAATAAAATTCGGTACACAAAATTCTTTCTCACTAAAAGAATTATCAGTGCTTTTAATATCAAATACTTCAATCAATTTATCATAAATACCATCACTATATCTAATAGTTATACTTTTAGGCGTCATTAAATTCAAAAATTTAGTTTCATATATCATCCACTTATCAAATTGCTCAAAAATATTTTTATTAATTTTCAATATTCCTTCTCCTTTTTTCGTCACCTTTTTAATCTTTAAATTATCATTATATTCATATAAGTCAAAATATTCTTTTTTATAAATTTGATAATATAATGATTCTTTTGAAATGCCTATTTCATATGTTCTATTATCTGTATATTTTTTATATTTATTAATACATCTTTCTTTCGCTCCCTCGGTTTCATGAGTTCCCGTATCCGCATAAATTTCTAATCCAACATTCGGTAATAATAGTTCTCTTATGTGATATGTATCATCTTTAAAATCACCTACAAGATCAAAAGGTAAAATTACATCACAAAGCATCTCTTGACTATATAAATATCCTATTAATAATGGTGAAATTACTGAGGTTTTTCCTTTAGCCATTCTAAATTGATATATTTTATTATAATCTAGTTCTCTATCACTTATAATATTTCTATATTTTAACCATTGTTCCTCTCTTATTTTATAATTCATATTTAGTTGAATAATAAATTCAAATAATTTTAAATCTTCTGGAATATATATATTTAGTTCTTTTTTTATATTAAATATTTCTTTAAAAATTAATATATCCGATCCTGCATATGTAATCTTTTCTAACAATTCTATAATTTTATAAATTTCTTTCATAAGTATTTTATAAATAAATATTTTATATAAATATTTACTTTTATCGAGTATATAATTACTAATTGTAGAATAATTTACTGTATAAGAAATTTTTGCTTGAATTATCTTAGATGTTTTGATCGTATAGTTTTGTATTTGTTGTAAAAAGCTCTCTTTTAAGTTATCTATTTCATTTGCAGTGTATTTTTTTAATTTAATATTTTTACTCTGATTTAAAAATTCCTTTTTGGTATTTATATACTCCTCTTTTTTGTTAAAGTCAACTAAATTTTTATCTTCTTTCCAAATTTCTTCTAAGGTTTCTATATGTTTATTTGAATTTTCTTCTGATTCTGGATTTAAGATATTCAAATCTTCAAATATACTGTTTATTTTATAATTTAATTTTTCTGATATATCTTTTAATAATACTTTTTTATTTAAATTTTCAATATAAATATCATTTATTCTGTAGCTATATTTTCGTTCTCTTCCATGATTACAGCTTTTTAAATAATTACTAGATGTAAAATCTTCATTTTTATGATTATATAATTCATCTATGAAACTATCATTATCGTAGAATGAATATAGATATTTTAATACATCATTATCACCTTTTATATTTCCTATTAAAATATTACTATATGACAAATTAGATGGATATAATTTTAACTTAGGAAAAAGTAAACTATCATTAATTGATAATTTTATAAATATTCTTGTATTTTCATATTTGTTCCTGTCTGAGATTTTCGATTTGTTGTTAAAAATATGTAAACTAGAGTTATCAGTAAGGGAAGGGAAGGCACGATTAATGATAAATAAATCATTATGATGTATATATAAATTATAATTTAATTTATCATCATGTGTAATTATATATGGACAGCCGTATGGTATAAAACTCAAAAAAGGTAGTTTAAGATCGGCGCTAAGATCAACTGTTTCAGTTCTTTTCTGTGAATTATCTTTCGTAATTATTTGTATTTGATTAATCTTCTTATCATTTTTTAATTCAATTTTATATAAAACATACTTATAATTATTAGGATTTATATCGCTGTTGTTTGTCCAATATCCAAAATCTAATGCAATTAATATTATTTTAGTACCATCACCAACTTCTCTATAAAATACTCTTTGATATATTGTTTGGTTATTTTTCATATACCACTTCTCGGGCATTGCACCTCTTAAATTGTCACTACCATAATCTCCCCAATAACCTAAAATAGTTAAAATTATGGGTATTTTGCTTAAATTTCTTAGTCTTGAATGATCTAAAAGAAAGTATTTATCAGTTTCATAAATAATGCTGATATTAGGTTTTTCAAATTTATATACAAATATTTCTTTTAAATTTTTATTTGGAATTTCTTCATCATTATCTTCATCAACACGGCTTAAATAATATGATGAAACTTTACTTCTAATAATATCCATATACTCTAGTTTTGGTTTTTTATATTCCAACTCTCCATCGAAGCTCCTTATAAATTCTATTAAATCATAATTTTTTTCTTTATCTATATTCTCCATATATAAACCCTCATCTGTTATAGTGTTCGGTAATATACTATCATACTCTAAAAAGAAAAAATGGTTTCGTATACTACTATTGTTCCATAATAGAAATTGATTAAGTTTTATCCAATTTGTTCGGATTATTCGGAATGTATATGTTAAATCTTTAAAGTGTAGGGATTCATTCAGATTATGGCAAGCTACAAAGGCCCGTGGAAATGGATTCGAGCGGTTTGTGCTAAATTGGCTATTGTGTTGAGAACTATATATTTGATATAAACATTCATCAAACTCAACAATCGGTGTACCTCTATCATTATGATATTGAGATAAAACATTAAAATCGTTATACACATGTGGTGTTGGGTATATATTATCATCTTTGTCCAGTTGTTCGGACAGTGATTCTTTACAAGTGATTTTGTTTTCTAATGTATTTTGTTGTTCTTTTTCCCAATGATGCGGAAATTTATTTGCGGTAAATATTAATGAAAATAATACAAATAATTTATAACTATTAAATTTTCTAATTAAATTAATATTTAAATTATAAATATTTGATGAATGTATATCTAAATTTACATTTTTTATAATATTGTATTTATTTTGATAATAATTACAGAAAGACAGTAATTGATTGTCTGACTCTAAAATAATAAATTGAGAATTTCCTAGTAATGAACGACTATAATTAATATCATAAACTATATCATTCATATTATCTATTTTAAAATAGTCTACTTCGACTACATCTTTTGTTTGTGATGCTTCATTACTAGGATTAATATGTGATCGTTCAATACTTTTTATATTGTGTATATTAAACATATTTTTTGAAATAATATTTAAATGATTACATAATAATATACAGTGTTGTCGCTGCAGCTTGTCGCCTCGATGATACTTGCGCGAATCTCGCCCCCGATCTAATCCAATAAAATGATCTAACAATGGTTTTTTGCTCAGACAACTATCGAAAAATGTCCACCATTGTGTATATGCTTCCTCTGAAATATATTTTGTAAGTATTTCTTTATTATGTTCTGTTAATAATTCTTTAATAAAAAAATTTTTCCATCCTTGTGTATGATCATGTATTTTTTCTGGTATATTTTTTTTTTTTTCATCATCATTTTGATAAGCATAACCAATTCTAGATCTTATATATCTTTCACATTCTTTTTCTTTTTCTATTAGTATTAATTGAATAAATTCTTCATCACTTTTAAAGTTAGCTTTGTATGCAACAATATCCTCCACGGACACCTCATGTTCATATGCTTTTTCTATCAGAAACTTATGATCCTTTTTTTCTTTTTTTTCATCTAGTTCATTTCTCAATTTAGTATACTCTATATCAAATTTGATATCAATTTTAGTAGACAAAATATCATTAAACATCAATAAACATCTATCATGGTTTCTTTTTTCTAACAATACATCCTTATCAATTATCCGCAAATTAAAAATTTTATTAATAATACTAAAGCATTCTACACGTTCCTTATTATCTTTAATAGTATCATAATATTTTGTTGCTTTTTTTTTTAAACTTTCTTGAAAGTTATTAGTATAATAGGAGGAATATGTTTTTGATATAAACTTAATAACATAGATAAATTCTTCTTTTGTTAAATTAAGGTTGGATGAAAGTAAAATCGTAGGTATGATGGTCATATTTTCATTATATGATGGATCTAATTTTGTATCATCTAAAGTAAGCTCACCTCTTCTTTTTTTATCTAAAATTAATAATATAATTATGTCAATAATAGACACATGTAGTGACGTAAGATTATAAGAATAATATCTAGCCTCTTTGTTCGTCAGTGGATCTATGCGATGGCTAGTGAAGGCCTCGTGCTGCTTAGTGTGAAATTTTCTTATAAAATATTCATAATTATTCACTAACCAGCTGTCTTTATTCATGGAAGTTATATCAGTGATCGTTGGTTTAGAATAAATATTATTATAAGTAATTTTTTCATGTGATTGTAAGATATTATTCCAATTATCCCCGTTATATATATTCGTACGTATATCCTTTAATATAGCTTTAGCCATTATATAATGTTTGTTCATAAAATCAATATTTCTATTAGGTTTTATGGAGTGTTGTAGAATCGACATGTTGTGATGATATTCGTCCATATGAATTATTGGATCATGTAATCCGTTAGGAATTATACTATTTCTAAATATATGTGGTATTTGATATTCAAAACCATAAATCTGTTCACCTGTTTTTGCATATCTATCTTTAATTTTTAAAATGGATGCTATATCAAAACTATTTTCTATCTCAGGAGTTCCACTAATATTTTTTAACGTATGATAAAAATATATTAAATCACTGCTATTTTTTATAAGATTATATGGAAATCTAGCGGGCCAAAAATAAAAGGCGGGATCAATATAATGATTTTTAAATAATAAAATCATTTTTTGGTCAATCAATTCATAATAATTAAGTATTCTATCATTATCTATATTATCGATTAAATTCAAATAAAATGGTATCCAGTAAATAGAATGCCATGCACAACTTCCTATAACTTGAGGATTTGTATAAAAATTGGATTGATGTAATGATAAAATATGTTTTTTATAAAAAAAACTATTCGAAATAAGTTTTTTTTCCTCGAATTTATTAATTAATTCTGTAGATTTTAATTCTGTAGATTTCAAATCGATTGTAGCTGTAGTTGAACCACTAAGTATTGTTTTTATTGCTTCTATATTATTAATTTCAGTAAAATCCTTTATCATTTTATAAAATTGCTGTATTCCCCCCACCGTATTTGTTATATAATTATTATACCCGTATGAAGTACTCTCAACACTAGCTTTCATATGATTATGAAACTCTTCAATTTTTATTAATTGTTTCGATATGATTTCAGTTGGGGGATAGTAATAGTATTGGCCGTCGATAAGTGTCTCTCCCTCGACACCAAAACGTAATATTTCATTAACGAAATCTGACATAAATTTGATTCCCGATGGTACCTTGTCTTCATTGAGTACTCGTGTTCTTTTACTTTCATTCTCATCACTTCCCTTTAATTTGACATTTCTTAATTCAATTTTCTTAAATTCTAAATACTCTTTAAATTTCGATGTTTGGTCACGCCATAAGTGGTTTGTATCATCAATAATGTCTTGTTCTTCTTCTGATAGTAATGTACATAATAAATAAAATGATATAAGAAACTTAAGATCTACCTCTTCTATTTTTAATGTCTTTATTATATTTAATAAATCAGCATCCTTGTAACCTGGTTCTTTTTTCTCAAACCATTTGTGATTTGGTTTTTCAGATCCCAACCCTGTATTGAGCACACATAATATATATTCATTTTCATTTGATTTTGTAATTATACATATCCAAGAATGATTGCTAATACTAAATGGAATTATCAAATTATCACCATGCGGTTTTGTTCTTATATCAGTCATTATTTTACGGTGCTGAGTTTCCAAATATTGAATTTTCTTTTTATAATGTAAACCATGATCTACTCTAAATTGATTTATCAATGAACTCGGTCGGTCATAATATGAATCCCAATAGTCGTTCTTAGTATACTTAACTTCTTTATTGTAGTCGTGATCAATGCGGCGCCGATGGTCTGTGTCATCAAATATTTGGAAAGTCTTATTGTCAACTGACATCAATATCCAATAAGGGGGGGCGTCTTTGAATTGGTTGGGGTTTTCTTGACGCCCCTTCATCAGTGTTATATACTCTTCTATAAGATTATCGAGATGCCTGCTGGGCACGCCGAGGCCGCCCTGGGAGATGGTAAGGTTTTTTACTATATCCGATAGCCGCTGGCTATATGGTGTACGAATTGGAAATTTTTCTGATAAGAATAAACTAGTAATATTAAGATTTGGATTAGCATATTGTAGAAAGTCAATGCTCGTTTTATGATCGCCTGCGTAAAAAAAATCTTCATTCAATTTATAATCAAAAAAATGATAGAAAAAAGGGAGTATAATTTTACAAAAATGATGTGGGTTATTACCACTAAAAGGAAATACAGGAATTACTGTCCCCCCTCCTATATGTTTCGTAATTATTTTTTTAAGTAACATTTTACCTTGTCTACTATGTATACTAATTTTTTTATGATTTTTTGGATCATATATATAAGCATACTCATTATCAATATATATTTTTTTTTGTTTTTTTTTTTTTTTTTTTAATTTTAAATATTTAATAATTTTTTTTTTTTCTTTTTTTTAATTAATATCTTTTTTTTTTTTATTTTTTTATTTATTTTTATAACTTTTT